GACGTTGCTTGTAAGCCAGCGTTCAGAATTGGTCATGACCGCCATGGAAAACAACGCTGACGTGGTGTTGTTTATCGATAGCGATATGCGTTTCCCGCAAGATACGATTAAGCAATTGCTTGACCGCGACTTACTCGTTGTTGCTGCCAACTGCCCGCGCAGGCGAATGCCAGTGGGGCCGACGGCGGCTAACTATGATCCAGAAACCCAACGCAAGGTGCCTGTCTATACCGGCGAGCATGACACGGGCGTTGAACAAGTGGATGCTGTAGGCACTGGCGTGATGATGGTTGACACGAACGTGTTTCGCGCCATCGAAATGCCTTGGTTTGCTACGCCATGGGATGTGGCGGCTAAGGGCTACATGGGCGAAGACATATACTTTTGCAAGTTATTGCGCGACAATCAGATTCCGTTGTATATTGATCATGACCTGTCCAAACACATTGGACACATTGGAACCTGGGAATACAAGCATCAGCACACCTGGGCAATCCGTCCGCAAGAAGACGCGTATCGCGCATCTATCGGTCTGAAGACCGAACTTCGCAAAAAGGACGCTGCCTAGATGGCACTTTCAACGTTTTCACAACTCAAGACGTCTATCGGTGATTGGCTTAACCGATCCGACTTGACGTCTGTTATTCCCGACTTCATTACACTGGCGGAAGCCGAATTCAACAGGACGTTGCGCACGAGGCAAATGATCGTACGCGCTAACGCTGTCATTGATGCCGAGTACACGCAATTGCCGAATGACTTTCTCCAAATGGAGAACATGATCATTCTGACAACGACGCCAACCAAGTTGGAATTCCTCAGCGACGAACAGGCTGATGACATATTTACGCGTTACTTTTCGGCTACAGGGACGCCTCGTTACTACACAATCATTGGCGAAACGTTAAGGTTTGTTCCAACGCCATCAGGCGAATTTACGGTTCAGATGACGTATTACAAGGAAGTGCCTGCGCTATCTGACTCAAACACAACGAATTGGATTCTAGGGAATCATCCTGACCTTTACTTGTACGGCTCATTGTTGCAAGCCGCGCCTTATCTGCAAGATGATGCGCGAATTGCCACATGGGCTGGCCTTTACGCCAAAGGCATGGAACAGTTGGCGGCATCAGAAGCCCGGTCCAATTATTCAGGAACCACGCCACGCGTCCGGGCAAAACCTTTGGGGTAATGTATGGCTAATTCATTCAGTGACTATCTTGAAAATAAAGTGTTGGCTCATGTGTTTGGCGGTTCAGCCTATACGGCACCAACAACAATTTACGTCGGTCTTTTTACCGCTGACCCTGGCGAGTCAGGTTCAAGCAACGAAGTATCGGGTAACGGTTATCTGCGCCAATCTATGGCGTTTACTGTTTCCACCAATACGGCAACCAATACGGCAAACGTTGAGTTCCCTACGGCCACAGGGTCATGGGGAACAATAACGCATACAGCTTTGTATGACGCATCAACGTCAGGCAACATGCTTGCCGTTGGTCAGCTTACTGCGTCAAAGGCTATTGGCACGAACGACGTGTTTCGATTCAATGCTGGCGACTTTGACTTGTCGCTTGACTAATGATCGGTTATGGGTCAGGTAATTATGGCAAAAGCGCTTATGGCGTACCAGGCTATATTACCGGCGCAGTTAGCATCACCGCAGCCAGCAGTGTTGTCGCTGTTGGCTACGCCAGGCGCGGCGGTCAAGTTTCGATTGCGGCAAGCGCAAACGTTAGCCCGACTGCTTACGTTACGCGTGGCGGGCAAGTTTCCGTTACGGCACAGTCTAGTGTTGTTGCCAGGGGCATTGTCCCGAACAGAATTAAGAGTTACGGCACTGGCGACTATGGCATTACTACTTATGGCCGTGACGTCGATTATGTTGATGGTTCTGTCAGCATTCCGGCAAGTTCGTCCGTTTCGGCGTCCGGCACATTTGTTCAGCTTGCTGCAACGTCTATTGCAGCGCTTTCAAGCGTTTCGCCATCAGGCAGGCTTGTCAGGACAGCTAGCGTTTCAATCGCATCATCAGCAAGTGTTACGCCAGTTGGATACGCAACGCGTGGCGGTCAAGCATCAATTACTGGCGACTCAGACGTTACGCCATCAGCCAATATTACAGCGTCAGGTGCAACGAGCCTTAATGCGCAATCGCTTACATCGCCATCAGCAAACATTACAGCGTCAGGTGCAACAAGTGTTGCTGCGCAGTCAACTGTTAGTGCTTCAGGGTCGGAAGTATCTGAGGGCATTGTCAATGTTGATGGGCAATCCGTTGTCAGTACAACGGGCACCAAGATACGTCTTGCAGCAGTCTCTATTAGTGCAGCGTCAACGGTTACCACAGTTGGCAATCGTATTGGCCTTGGCCTTGTTAGCGTCGCGGCTACGTCAACGGTTAGCGTCTTGGGGCGTGCTTATCGTGGCGGGATTACGCTTATTGCTGCCGCGTCAAATGTTGAGCCGTTTGGGTGCTACACAGCATCAGGCGCCACTGACATTGAAGCGCAATCTACTTGCTCGCCTTATGTGCCATGGATTCCGGTGCCTGTTAACCCTGAAACATGGGATGAGCAAACTGTTGGTGCTGAGTCCTGGAGCAATCAAACTGCAAGCAGCGCAACATGGACGCCGCAAGTGGTTGGCGATGAATCTTGGGGCGCACAGTCTCCATCAAGTGAAACTTGGACACCTGTAAGTCCATTCTATAAAGAGGCAGCATAATGGCTGATACCACGACCACAAATCTAGGATTGACCAAACCCGAAGTTGGCGCAAGCACTGACACTTGGGGTAACAAACTCAACACGGACCTTGACACGATTGATGCAATCTTTGCATCGAACGGCACAAGCGTTTCCATGAACGTGGGCAGCGGCAAGACGCTTACGCTTGGCGGAAACCTAACGGGATCGGGAACGATCAATAGCGTGACCATTGGTCAGTCATTGGCGGCTGCTGGTTCGTTTACAACCTTAAGCGCATCCAGCAACGTTACGTTTAGCGGTGCTGTTGTCTTGTCATCCACGCTAACGGCCAATGGCAACACAACCCTTGGCGATGCAACCACAGACACGATTACGTTGACAGGCACTGTTCAACCTGGGGTCGTTATCTCTGGTTCGTCCAGTGGCGATGCCTTACGGATTACACAAACCGGCACAGGCAATGCTTTGCTTGTTGAAGATGAGACCAATCCTGACTCTTCGCCTTTTGTTGTAAATGCTTCCGGCAACGTGGGGATTGGGACGACTTCGCCGGGTACAAAACTGGTTGTCACTGGCGCAGGGAACATTACATCTACGATCAGCTCGTCTAGCGGCTTTGCACAGCTTTCTCTGTCCGGCTCGTCTGGTCAGAGTTCGTTTATTACCTATACAACGACAGGCGGTGGAGGACTTGGGTTCTTTGACGCAACCGCTAGCACCGAACGCGCCCGTATCGGCAGCGGGGGTGAAGTTTATTTCCCAAGCGTTGGAACAACAGCCTCGGCTGCGAATGCTTATCTTAATAACGGATCAACACCAGCAAATCAATTGCTGAGATCAACATCGTCGCTGCGTTATAAGACAGATGTTGAAACGCTTGACCACGCTAAAGCCGATGCCGTTCTTAACTTGCGTCCTGTATGGTATCGCTCCAAAGCTGAGGCTGACCGCAAAGATTGGTCATGGTACGGTTTAATTGCCGAAGAAGTCGCTCAGGTTGAACCAAGGCTTGTTCACTGGTCATACCCCGAAGATCAATTTGAAACAATTGAGACTCAGACAGAGATTGAAAAGACCCGTGAAGTTAAAGTAACGCCAGCGGTTTTAGATGACGAAGGCAATGTTGTTGAGCCTGCCGTTACGGAAACAGAAACCTATACGGAAACCGAAACAAAGTCTGAGCGTAAGTTAAAAGCAGATGCTCAACTTGCTCCAGACGGTGTTCAGTATGATCGCTTGACGGTGATGCTGCTTGACATTGTAAAGCGTCAAAATCAACGCATCGAACAACTAGAAGCAAAGGTTGCAGCAATGGAGGCTCAATGAACCTAAACCTAGCCCAAATCGAAACAAGCAAGAACCCACCAATCACTAAACCACCACTTCCTTGGCTATGAACTTGAACCTCGATCAAAACGAAATCCAATTTATTTTGAACGTGCTTGGTGATCTACCGGCAAAGACTGGCGTGTGGCCTTTGATTGTGAAGATCAAGGAGCAGGCTGAGGCGCAAATTCCGAAAGACGAGCAATAAAGGTGATGTATGACTTCAGCCGACTCCGAAGCCTTAAAACGCATTGAAGTTCACGAAGCAGTGTGCGACGAACGCTATTCGCAAATCAACGCCAGGCTCAAAAGAT